CTGAGTTTTTGGGTTGTTTGGGTCAGGATACATGTTATAGTATCGTTGGTGGTATCGGTCTGCCTTGTACGCTTCGGTGAACGATTTTGTTCGAGTGGAGCCATCCCGAAAAAGAATGGCAACAGTGTATGTTTTTCTAATCATAGATTTTCCCTGATTTTCGTACAGCTTTGTTTCCAGCTCTCTTAGCGTTGTACCCTGTACGTTTGTTTGCGTTTCTGGGTCGTCCCCACGACCCTGCTGCTCGTCGACCTTCAGCTTTGTATGCCTTCACTATTTTCCCTCCCTTAGTAGGTCTCTAATGTTGTAGTAAGCGCAGTACATCATCGGGATATAGATAACGCCAAAGAACAATCCCGCGAACAACATGCCTTGCACATAAACGTCATCGCTTATTAATTGGGGGACAAAGAATGCCGATAAAGGCATAAATAGGAAGGTGATAAGTGCAGCAAAGTCTATATTCATAATTTTCTCTCTTTTCCTGATTTGTTTCTTGTTTCTTAGAACCTGAGGCAATCATGCCTCAGGTTTTTTTCAAAGTAAAGTACTTTTTCTAATTTTTTACTCTACTCTGGTTGGCCTAGACTCTATGTCTCCGTGGACTTTGGCAAAGTCACTCTTTAGGTACGAAAGAAGACTTTGGCGTCTGTACAGCGCTTCATATTCTTCAGTGTAGTCTGTGAAAGTTCCCTTGACAAGCTTGTCCACGGCAAGTTTTCGCTCTTTTTCAAAAAGGCGAGTCGTTCTCTTAAGCTCTGTTCCCAGCGCTTCGTAAATTAAGTTAATGTCCTGTGATCCAAGGTCTATTGTAACCTCTTCAGCAATCCTCTGGGTCACGTTTTGGGGACGAACTTTAAGTATGGGCATAATTTTCTCCGTTTCTCGTTTCTTTTTTCAACCTAGAGCAATTGTGCCCTAAGTTGAACTAAAAGTAAAGTACTTTATTCGTAAAATACGAACATAAACACCCCACCAAACTTTTTGATGGCGGCATTAAGTCTTTCCATAACCAGTTTTTCTGCAATGGGACTACCATTTAGAAAAGGTTGGCCAGTAAACTCGGAAAACTTGATTGTGTCCACTACCTCGCTTGGGAAAGCTCCCTCGCGGTCTTCAACCAAGAACTTAACATTCGCGCCATACTGTAGACTGTTTGCTGCGCCAACTACTTCGTGCTCTTTTTCAAAAAGCTCACTGTCGCAGGTAAGCAAGGACAATGTATGGACGCGATGCCCAAGATCTTCTCTTCCAACTTTCACTTTAGCCATATTTTTTCTCTCGTTTCTTAATGTTGAGACTATTGTGCACTAATCTTAAATAAAAGTAAAGTACTTTTTTAAAATTCCTCAACATTTTCAGTTATTTCTACATCAAATAGCTTAAATTCTTTGAAATATTGCGCGGGAAAGCGCAAAATCAGTGCTATTTTGTCCAGTGCCGACTCAATGTCGGTTGCCTCAATATCTATCATAACCTCCAACCGGAACCTCCTCATCGGAGGTAGTCCGGTCCATATTGTCGAGTCCCATATATTTGGTAATCGTCCATTAAGACGTTGCCTCTGGCCTTGTTAAGCGCAGGACGACTCCAGCTTTCCGCTTTTAGTATATCCCCAACAATAAACTTAGGGTCGTGTCTGGGGAGGAATATAAACCCCCACACTGACAGGTTTTCCATAACTAAACCACGCCCACGAACAATTTTGGCATATTTTTTGCCAACTTCTATGCAAACTCTGGTTTTTGCGTGGTCAGGAACATGAGAAAATTGCCCTGCATAGTTAAATGACGCATCGTTGGCCTCTTCTATACGTTCGCAAAGTTTAACAACAGCGTCAAACAAGGGTAAGCCACGCTGTATGAGTTTATGGCCTTGTCCCCAGCTTAAAACTCGGTCTTCGGGGTATTTGTTGGGAAATTCTACGATATTTGTCATGATTATTCTCCTGGATTGTTGGTTGTTTCCAGTACAGTGATAAACGTACTGAATAGGACTAGCAAAATCAAGCAAAAGCCAGAGGCAATGCCAATACCAGTGTCAAAAATTAGGGAAAGCCCACCTACAGCAGCAAACACTGCTATTCCGCACATAAATAAGAAGGCCAAGGTCTGTAACAACATTTTTAGCATAAATTTCATCGGTTTTCCTTTTTAAATTTGAAATTAAAGTGAGAATCGTAAACAGGAACCAAGCCCAACGCCTCAATTACGCAAGTTTGCGCAGCTTCAAGCTTTTCGTCGCCATTAGGCGTTAGATTTTCCACAATAAGCTGCATTGCAAGTTCAACAGTCATATTGGGGTCTTTTGTGAAAATTTCTTCGGTCATATTTTTCTCGTTTCTTAAGGTCTAGGGCAACTATGCCCTAGACATTGATAAAAGTAAAGTACTTTATAGCACATTTACCTTAGTTGGCCTCTTAAAGAAGCCAAATTTGTCATCTTTTGGGCTCTGTTCAACAGTGGCGTTGAAAGAAACCTTCATGCCAATCAATTTTTTCGCACCAAACCCACTGTTGCCTTCCCACTGTAGTTCGTTTAGTGCTTTTGGTACACTGCCCCACAACTTATATCCTTGGTCGGATTTAAGGAGCATCTTTTGGGCTGTACCATAGCGCGTCTCCTGCATTTTAGTAGACAGGATGGTGCCAGACACGGTTACCTTACCATTCGGGACTGGGTCGGCAGCTTCGGCCTCTTTTTCCCACTCTTTGACTTTTTCGGAATGTTGGGTAACCTTTTCTTCGCCTCGCGCGATTGCTTTCAGGACTGCAGCGGTTTGCTTATCGCTTAATTTGCCCCACTCGCGAAACTGGTCGTTCAAACTCATAAGAAAGTCACCCCAAACAGCTTTTACAACAGGGTGCGCGTCCATGCCAATCTCTTCCTGTCCCCACTGTCCTGAATTACATTCCTCAACAGTAATTATACGACGCTGTCCATCTTCTAAGACATAACGTACTGAGCCAAACTCACCCCTATGTCCCAGAAAATCGGAGATTCGTGTAACAACCTCTTCACCATACTGGGCAGTCCATTTACGAAGGTTGCCAACGCGAGCGTTCCGCTTAATAGAAGCTTCCCGTCCCGCGATCCAACCTGCTTCGCTAGTGTGTATTTGTGACATATTTTTCTCGTTTCTCTAATTTGAGTTCATTGTACTAAATGTTGAACTAAAAGTAAAGTACTTTTTTAAGTTATTTCCGATTGGTCATTAACGCTAATATCCACTATATCTTCCATATACATGCCTTTGCTGTTGACCCAAGCCTCCACTATCCCTACCATGTTCAGGTAGGTGTTGTTCTTTTGGTGGTGTATATGGACAACCTTTTCTTGGCCATCTAACAGGTATCTAATCGTTATTTGCATGGCTTACTCCAAGAAAAAATCGTATTCGTTAACAAACTCGCCAATGGCTTTTGTGTCAATAAACCTAATCGCAGCTTCTAGGTCGTCAAACCGTTTAAACGTGTTGAGACTGCCTTTACCCT